AGAGGATAAAATGGCAGATACAACATTAAGAAGTAGATTAAGACGACTTTTTTCCACAAATGTAATCGTAAGACATGCGGGTGGTAAAAAGTTAAAAATTGCCGATACGGATAGAGTTCAAAGTATGCAGAAAAATGGTCTTGTGGATAGGTGGTCAAGACTACATAGTAATATGACAACAGGGGGATACGGAAAATCTCAGGCAATTAGTTTTCAATCACAACGATTAGCTTTATTTAGAGATTATGAAGAAATGGATAATGATGCTATTATATCAAGTGCACTTGACATTTATGCAGATGAATCTACAATGAAGAATGAATATGGCAAGGTATTAGATATTCAAACTGAAAATAAAAATATTCACGATATTCTACATAATTTATTTTATGATATATTGAATATAGAGTTCAATTTATGGCCTTGGGTAAGAAATATGTGTAAGTATGGAGATTTTTATCTTTATTTAGATGTCAACGAAAAGTATGGAGTTACAAATGTAGTTCCACTTTCACCATATGATGTTACTCGTGTTGAGGGAGTAGATCCACAGAATCCATATTATACTCAATTTATAGTTGAGGATGGAGATTCAAGACATAGTTCTGCGATGAGTGGAAATAAAGAAATGGAAAATTATGAAATAGCACACTTCCGTTTACTATCAGATTCAAACTTTTTACCCTATGGTAAAGGTATGATTGAAGGTGGTCGTAAGATTTGGAAACAATTATCTCTAATGGAAGATGCTATGTTAATTCATAGAATTATGAGAGCTCCTGAAAAAAGAGTATTCAAGATTGACATTGGAAACATTCCACCAGCAGAAGTTGAAAACTTTATGCAAAAAATAATTAATAAGATGAAAAAGGCACCCGTGATTGACAATACTACAGGTGATTATAATTTAAAATATAATATCCAAAATCTTACTGAGGATTTTTTCTTGCCAGTTCGGGGAGGGGATAGTGGAACCGCAATAGAGAATTTGGCCGGACTTACTTATGAGTCAGTAGATGATATAGAATATTTGAGAAACAAATTAATGGCAGCATTAAAAGTTCCAAAGGCATTTCTTGGATATGATGAGGCAGTCGGTAGTAAAGCAACATTAGCAGCCGAGGATGTTAGGTTTGCTCGTACCATCGAAAGAATACAAAGAATTATTACAAGTGAATTAACAAAAATTGCAATAGTTCATTTATATTCCCAAGGATATACAGATGATGAACTTGTTGATTTTGAATTAGATTTAAAAAATCCATCTACGATATATGAAGAAGAAAAGATTGAATTGTGGAATAATAAACAAAGTCTTGCTTCAAGTCTAATGGATTCTAAAATAGCAGATACTGAGTGGATTTATGATAATGTATTTAAATTTACAGAAGAAGAGAAGAAAGGTGTTAGACTTGGATTATTAAAAGACCAAAAACGAAAGTTTAGATGGTCACAGATTGAAATGGAAGGAAATGATCCAGTTCAAAGTGAAGAAGCCGTTGGAACACAAGGAGCGATGGCTGGTGGGGAACAAGGTGGAGCTCCTCCCGGTGGTGGACCTCCCGGAATGGGAAGAACAAGTCGAGAATTAGAAATGGATATGCCAGATGACGGATGGCCAGGAAGTGGTCGTCCAAAGGAAGGACCTAAACACGGAAAAGACTCAAGTATAAGGGGTCGTGATCCACTTGGAGCCCACGATAAGAGAAAAGGTGGTAGTGGTAGTCCAAAATACGGAATTGCGTTGGCACATTATGACGCATTGAAGAAAAGTTTAGGAAAAGTAAGTCGTGAGGATAGAAAAATCTTGGTTGAAACTACTGATGTAGAAGAAGAATATAAAAACGAAGTATCTTCGTCTTTAAGTGATACTTAAATGACGAATTATTAGAAGTTTTTATATTTATAGATGAAGAAATATATAATTTAGGAGCATAAATGATGGCCCAACGTGTAAAACACTCGAAGATAAAGAATACGGGAATACTTTTTGAATTATTATCCCGTCAAATTACTGTTGATGTGATGAATAATAATGACAAGAGCAAATCAGTAGAGTTGTTAAAAAAATTCTTTAACGAGAAAACTGAACTTGGAAAAGAAAATCAATTATATCAGGTATTGTTAAAAGAAAATTATAATTCGTCTCATAGGGCAGAAAAATTACTTGATGTAGTTTTAAAGTCCAGAGAAAAATTGCAAAATAAGAAACTTCGTAATGAAAAATATAATCTTATTAAAGAGATTAAAGAAAATTACAAAGTTGAAGATTTTTTCAATGTACGAATTCCAAACTTTAAAGTTTATGCTTCAATTTATAAGAAGTTTTTAACAGAAACTACTCCTGTATTTGATCCAGTAGATGAAGTAGATAGTACTTTTTCTATCGTAGAACATATTACACGTAATAAAGTTAAACCGAAGAATACAGACAGTAAAGTAATTTCTGAATTTAAGAAAGAAGATAAAGATTTAAGATTACTTTCTTATCAGTTAATGGTGGATAATTTTAATGGTAAGTATAAGAATCTTAATTCTATGCAAAGAAATCTGTTGAAAGAATACGTTAATAATATTTCTAATACTAATTCTTTACGTGAATTTATAAATACTGAAGTAGTAAAAATAAAGCAGATTCTTAATAAAATTTTACCACGAGTTACAGATAATATTACAAAAATTAAATTGACAGAAGCAATTAAACAGACGACTAATTTGTCAAAAGGTAAGATTGTTAAAGACAAACAGGTTGTGGCTTTAATGAGATACTATGAACTCATCAAGGAACTACATAATGTCACGGGTTAGAGAAAATTTAATTCGTAAACTTGTTAGAGAGTTAATCAAACAAGAATTAGAAGAAGCAAATTCTACTGCAAGTGTAGGTGGTCAATATAATACACCACATTCATTTAAGGGTAGTAATAAAAAGGGTAAGAAAAAAGGTAAGGCTGGTTACACTGGTGGACATACAGAACCAACCGATGGAACTGGTCATTTTATTGCCGATGACCCGAAGTTGAGAAAAGAATCCGTAAATGAAGGTAGTATCTCTCCCGCACAAGCCGGAAAATTATTTGATAAACTTTTGAAAAAACAAACAAAGGGTAATCTACCATCACCAAAAGATATAGAAACAGTTTTTAGTTTGATGAGGGTGAGATACGGCATCAAAAGTGAATCCATAAATGAAGGTAAGTATCACGATTATAGGAATGATGAGTCAATGACTCCCAGACAAAAAATTGGAATGGCGATGAGAGAAACACGTGATTCTCTAAAAGAATTAGAAAGCATTGTTAAAAATAATGTTAGATTAAAAACAGAGTTAAATGTTGACTCACGGTCATATTGGAAGAATACACATAAAGCTTTAAGTAAAATAAGTGAGAGATTAGTTAATTTAGCTAACAAAGTTGGTCAATTACATTAGAGCCTATGACATTCGAAGAAAACAGAAAGTCCTTTTTGGACTCTTTGTTTAGTATTTCGACTTTATTAAAAAGGTGGCACACAGAAATACAAAACAAAGATGTTGATAAGAACTATATGATTGAAAAATTAACATTGTGGATCAAAAAACTTGAAAAATTGAGGCACGATATAATGATGAGGAAAAGTTAGTGATTAAACTAAAAGACTTATTGATAGAAGCCAGACTTTCAGACGAAATGAGAGAATTGAAACTTTATATTGACAATGATGCTAATTTATATAGTCAAAGATATATGCCGATATTGAAGAATTTGTCGAGTAAGAAGAAACAAGGAAAATATCGTAAAGGTTTAGCCTCAAAGGCTTTTTTGTATTTGATTGATGATGGTGCAAAACGATATGTGAAGTCTTATGGTGGAAATCAGTTAGATATTTTTCCAAAAAAAGATAGAAAATCTTTAGCAAAAGATTATGTTGAAGAATTTGAAGAAATTTTTAAAAATCAAGAATTTGATTTTATGAAATAGGAGTGAAAGAATGAAAACCTACACATTTCAAGAAAATTATGAAAAAATATTTGGATCAATTGAAGAAGGTTGGTTTGATAATATGGGCAATGCCGCTAAAAAGGCATATATACAAAAATTTCCAAATAGTAAATTTGCCAAAAACACTAAAAAGAAGGCAGATGACAAAAAAGGAAAAGAATCATCACATCAGAAAGAGTTGGACACTCTCAGTAAGGATATTAAAAACTTAAAGGGAGCCGTAGACCACACTCAAGATAAGGGTGACTGGGCAGCAAATAGAAATTGGAGAGATAAGTTAGAGAAAAGTCAGAAACAGTGGATGAAATTGAAAGGTAAAGGACCTGATGAATCCATAAATATTAGTGATATAGTAGCTCAACACTCAACTGAAAAGAGAGAGGGAAGAACTGGAAAAGAGTTAAACCAAGAAACACTTATGATTGATGGAAAACAGTTTCGTAGAATGAGTGAAGGTGTGGAACAAAAACCAAAATATGAATTTTCAGAGTTCTATAAAAGATTTAAGAGATAGGAGTAAAAAATGTCAAAACAATTAATAGTAGATTATTTACCATTTGAGGTAACATCAGAACAAATAAACGAATCCATTAAACAAAATCATGGTCGTTTAGTGGTTCATGGTGTATTACAAAGGTCAGATGCTAAGAATCAAAATGGTAGAGTATATCCACACGAGATTTTGACACGAGAATCTAATAAATACTCAGAGAATTTTATACAACAAAGACGTGCAATGGGTGAATTAGATCATCCAGAATCATCAGTAGTAAATTTACAAAATGTATCTCATAATATTACAGAAATGCATTGGGAAGGTAAGAATTTAGTTGGAACTGTTGAAGTTTTGGGAACACCAAGTGGTAATATATTAACAGAATTATTCAAAGCAGGTATTAAGTTGGGTATTAGTTCTCGTGGTAT